TTAACTTGAGTGAAATTTCATTCAAGATGGCAGGCGGGGCATTTAATGGTACAGGAAACGTTATGGTAGATAACATCCTAGATCAATACCGTAAAGCAAATATTGTTATAATTTAATGTTAAATAATCTCGTATCATTTGCAGGATCCATCATGAATATGAACGCAGATGTTTATGTTCAAGAAAATACTCAAGATGTTAATACTGGAGAGATTACCCGTCAATGGGTTTTTTCCCAAACTATTCAATGCAGAATTGAACCAGTAAAAGCACGTGGTGCTTCTACAAGAACTGATAATAAAACTTTTGGTGCTACATCTGATGAGCTATATAACGAAAAGTTTCAGCTTAAAATGTATGCCTCGCAACTTCTAAGCAAGCGTTGGCGTATACAAAATATTAGAACAAATAAAGGTAAATCAGTATTTGTTGAAATTGACAGGACTGGTACCCCAGATACTATTTTTGAAGTAATGTCCTCACACGCAGTTGTGGATCCATTTGGATCTATTTCATATTATGTTGCAGTACTTCTAAGGACTGAGCTACAAGATGACAGTCAAGCTTGAGGTTGATACAAAGCAACTCGTAGAAGCATTAGATGATTTAACTGTTGGTTTACAGGAATTAACTAAGCCAAAGGTTCTAGATCAGATATCAAGAGCTGTTTTTACAATTACAGGTGAAAGATTTGTAGTTGATGTTGATAACTATGCAAGATTAAACCCAAAGAAAATGCACCACGTTTATGAGTGGGGTAAAATTGGAGATAAGAATGCAAGGCTTTTTGTTTTAGAAAGAGCATCTGTGCTTGATGGAACATTATTAATAACTACAAATTTTTTAAAATCTAAAATGCCAGTACCTATAAATCCAGCTTTATTAAATCCAGGAAAAACTGGTAGAGTGGTTTCAAAAAGTAGTATTTTTGCAAATAAAGCAGAAGTAATGGAAGCGGGTAATCCAGTTTCTTTTCAAGCAAAAAGAGTATTAGCTTTTATGGGTAATAATGGAATAGCGTTTATAGCACCAGGAACCCAAATAAATATCTTGCATCCTGGCGGTATACAAACAAGAAATGCTTTTGCTGAGTATCTTCTTGAATGGTATACTAAAAAAGGTAATGCAATTATGGATTCATCTGGGTTGTATGAGAGAATAGCTAATGATGTATCAAATGTTTTAAATTCAAGTAATTCGGGAGCTGCAGCAGTTCAACAAGCTGTGACAAGAATTGCGGATAGTTTGGACAATGGAGGAGTTATTAAATGACGGTTGATTATTCAAGGGTGGCAGCCACAGATGTAAGAAATGTTATATGGGCACAGCTAAAATCTTATGGCATATTAAATGCCAGCGACTATACACCTCAGGGTGCAAATGGCTTTACCTCCCCATTATGCCCAATTATACCATCACAGCAAGTACCAGAATTTAACAACTTGCTACCAGGCAAAGCTTATATTACCTATGACATTGTTCAGAGAAATACGGGGGTTCAATGGTGGATCTCAGAAGAAACAATGGTACTTCAGATTATATCCAGAAGTAATGCCCAGATCCTTACTATATCTAACTTTTTGACAGACTTTGTTAGAAGATATGAGCTATCTGCTGCAGATATAAACAATTATGCTGAAAATGTATCTAGCCCGTTTAAGTTTTTATACTGCAAGTTAGAAGGAGCAAATCCAGTTCAACCATTTCAAGATGAAGGTGGATTCATGAGCGGTGATTTCTCATTTATGTATACATATACAAGATCTGTAGACGAAGGCCCTAATTATACAGGGCGATATGTCTAAAATTTGAATTATTTTCAATAGGTGCTATGCTTTTCTATGAGGAAAGAAATTGCTTTAATTTTTGTTTGTTTTAATTTAAAATAAATAAGGTGGTGAAATAAATAAATGGCTCTAAATACTAAGAACGTAATCGTGGGTGCAGCAGCACTCTTTACTAGCGTTGGTAACAACTCTAACAATTTTGGTCGTCCAGCAACCGATGCTACGACCCTAGGTACTTTGTTCCCAGCTGGTACACCAGCTCGCCAAGGTCTTCTTGCTTCTGCAGGAGCAGCTAACGGCGGATATCGTGAAGTAGGTTTCACAAATACAGGACTTGAGATTTCATACGAACCAACATATGGTGAAGTTATGGTAGATCAACTTTTGGACGCAGCTCGTATTTTCAAGCAAACCCTTAAGGTTTTGCTTAAGACAGAACTTACAGAAGCAACTCTTGAGAATCTAACATTCTCATGGGGTCAGATGGATTCTTACTATGTTGCAGATTCTGCAAGCACAGTAACATCAAAGCCTTCATTGGTTAATAATGACACTTCACTTGGAAACTCAGATGCCCCAGCAGCAACATTGAACTTGGCTGCAGGTGCTCTTGGTGATACTCCAGTAGAGCGTGTGCTTATTGCAGTTGGACAAGCTCCAGCTCAGATTGGTACATCAGCTTCATTCTCAGATCCAGTAGGTGCATCAAGTTCTTATTCAGTAGGAACTGGTTCACAGACTTCTGTTAATCGTAGCAAAGAGCGTGTATACGTAGCACGTCGTGTTGTTTCAATTGATACAACAATGCATGCTTTGAAGCGTGACGCAGCAACAGTGTTCCCAGTGAACTTCCGTTGCTTGCCTGATTCTGACTACAAGTATGCAGGTTCAGAATATGGTGTAGTTATTGACCGTGTATACGGCACAAACTAATCTATAAAATACAACTTAATATAGAATTTCAAGCCCCGTCAGAAATGGCGGGGTCTTGAATTTGTCTTCACCAATTATATTGGTATAATTTAACTAACAAACAGAGGAGCTATAAATTGGCAACAACAGTATATGATGTAGTAGAAATTGAACTAAGTGATGGAACATCCATTACTTTAAAACCGCTACCTATCAAACAGCATCGCAAGTTTATGGAAATAATTAATAGCATGCAGGCATCAGAAGATCAGTCAGAAGAAGCTGCAATGGATATATTTATTAGAGCATCTATGGAATGCCTAAAGGTAAGTAGACCAGATCTAGGAACAAATAGAGAAAATTTTGAAGAAGTCATTGAGATTCCTACAATGATGAAGATCCTTGAAGTATCAGGTGGTTTAAAACTAACTGACCCAAACCTTCTGGGAGCGGCTCTAGTTGGGACGAACTAGATCTAAGCTCCTTAGAGTCTGAAATTTTTCTTCTGGGTCACTGGAAGAATTTTGATGAGTTAGAAACTAACCTTTCTATACCAGAATTGTTAGCAATACTAAATGCATCAAGAGAAAAAGAAAAGAGGGACAAGACATTCTTTGCAGCAATAAATGGCATTGATCTTGAAAAAGAAGAAGAAGAGCCAGAAGATATTACAGCTCTTAAGAATGCTAGAATTGCTTCAGATGAAGGTTTTGGAATAGGTGAAGGTCTTGGCTTTATGGAACTTTAGAGGAGGTGAAAACTAATGGCAAAAATAGAACTTAATATAGTTGCTCTTGGTGATTTCTCTTCTGTTAATTCCCAAATTAAAGCTCTTCAAGCACAAGTTGAGCTTTTAAATAATAGCGTAGGAAACGTTTCTTTAAGCTCAAACCTTTCAAAAAGTCTTTCTAATATAGCAAATGATTTTACAAATGCAATGACTGCAAGTGGAAAGTTTAAGCTTTCCACTGTACAAACAACCACAGAACTTGAAAATTTTGGAGCATCGCTTCAAAAAGGAAATCTTGGCCTTAAGAATTATTTTCAAATTCTTACCAATCAAAATACCTCTGCGACCCAGTCTGTAAAAGCCCTTGCACTTGAGCAGACAAAACTTCAAAACTCTATAGTAATGGCAGACCCTACAAAACAGGGTTTTTATTCTGTACTTACTCCAACTAAAATTGATGAAGTTGCAAATGCAACAAAGATTGCTGCAAACGAACAAAATATTTATAACATTGCAGTAAATAAAGGGTCTCAAGCACTTATCAACTGGGGTAAAAATACACAGTGGGCGGGTCGCCAATTAACAGTTGGTATGTCTATGCCATTAATATTGTTTGGTTCACAGGCAGTATCTGCCTTTGATTCTGTTAATACAGCAATTACACAATTGCAAAAAGTTTACGGTGAAGGTCTTACACCTCCTAGCCAAAATTCAATTAATCAAATTTCACAACAAGTTCTAGCACTTGGAAAGAATATGGCTAGCACTTTGGGTATTACTCAAGAATTTACAGTACAAGTTGCAACATCATTTGCTGCTATGGGTAAGATGGGTACAGATCTTACAACAATGACTGAACAAACAGATAGACTTGCAAAGCTTGGAAATCTTGATCAGCAAACAGCAACAAATGCTGTTATTGCTCTTCAAAATGTTTATAAGCTAAGTACTACTGGATTAGCAGATGCAGTTAACTATTTTGGTGCTGTTCAAAAGCAAACATCTCTTTCAATGACAGATCTTGTTCAAGCAGAGTCTAAGGTTGGTCCAATTATTGATCAATTAGGCGGAACTTATAAAGATACTGCAACTATGGTTCTTGCTATGAAAGAAGCGGGTGTTCCAGCAGCACAAGCAGCAAACGCACTTAAATCTGCATTTGCATCTATTATTGCTCCTACATCAGCTGCTAATAAAGAGTTCGCATCATTTGGTATTAACCTAGCAAACATTAAAAATGCTGGTGGACCTGTTCAAATGATTGAAGCTTTGCAATCAGCTTTAGCACCATTGCAAAAGATGCAACAAGAACAACTTATTGAAAAGCTTTTTGGAAAATACCAGTTCTCTAGAATTTCAGCATTGATTGCTAACTTTAACCAAGGCCAAAGCCAAACAGTTAATGCTATTAAAGTTGCTAATGCTTCATCAGCACAGTTGGCGGGACTTGCCAATCAGGAATTAAATCAAGCTACATCTTCACCATCTGCACAATGGCAAAAGGCTATGGCTACACTTAAAGCAGACTTGTATCCAGTTGGTCAAAAGATTATTGAAATTGGAACAGCAGTATTAAGATTTGGTAATGGTGTTTCAAAACTATTCTCAGGACTTCCAGGTCCAGTTAAAACTGTTATGGGTGCATTAGCAATTGGAGTAACTTTATCGGGTCCAATCATCATGTTAACTGGCCTGTTAGGAAACTTTGTTGGTTATTTGGTAAAAGGAATTTTTAATCTCAAGCAGTTAGCAACAGGTGGTAAAACCCTAGGACAATTACTAACTCCAGAATTGATAGCTGCACAAAATGCAAACAAATTGTTTAATGATGGATTGGTTTCAAGTGTTGATGAAGTAGATTTGCTAACAGCTTCTATCAATAGACTTACAGAAAGTTTATCTCAGCTTGTATCAACAATGAATGTTGGTGCAGGAGTTAACGATTTGACAAGTGCTGTAGGTGCTGTAGCTACTGCTGAAACAAGAATTTACGAGCAAATGTCAATCCCAGGATTTGCAACGGGCGGTATTATCAGCGGACCTGGCACAGGAACATCTGATAGTATTGTAGCAAGAGTATCATCTGGTGAATCAATTTTAACTGCAGCACAAACAAAGAAATTTTATCCATTAATTCAAGCAATAATGAATGATAATGTCCCAGGTTTTGCTGATGGAGAAATTGATTTTAGAAGACAAAATAAACGTGGTCAATCATATGATACAGATCTAGCACATGCTGGAGAAATGTCTTTGTCAGCACAAAATAGATTGTTCTCAGAACATCAAGGTTTTTCTGAATTAAATGCAAGTGGTTTAGGTTCCGTTGAAATACTTGGAAAGCAAGTGGGAATTCAAGGTAAAGGTGTTAATCGCAACATGGGAAGAGGCCATGGCGGTGTGACAGCAGCAGAGATGTTGGCGGACATGCAACAAACTGGTTCAATGAAATTTGCAGAGGGTGCTGTAAATGGTGGAATGCCTGCTAATAGAATTAAAGATCCTGCTATGCAAAAAGCTTTGGTTGATCTTGATGTACAAGTAAAGAAAAATGTTGAACTTTGGCAAAAAGATAACGGCGACAAAAAGATGTTCAACAAAGATTATTATGATATTATTGAAAAATCTAAAGATCAAATTAGAAAAGAAAGCTCAGCTCATGCTGAATTAGTTGATTCTTTAAATAAATCAAATGATGAGTATGGCGGATATAGAGTATTAATCAAGAACGCTAGAGAAAAACTTTCTCAAGTAATTTCTAAAATGGGCGGTACTATTGATGGAACCCTTGTAAAACTAAAGGGAGATGCAATTGGTGAGCTAAAATCCAAAAATATGGGTGCTGGAAATGCTAGAGAAAATGTTGAATACATAAACGGAGAACTAGTTGGAGGAAAATCTGTTAGTGGCCCAAGCTTTAATATGTATGGACCATCTAAGAGTAATGCTGCAGCAATTAATGCTGCAAGAAATGAAATTAATAATATTACTCAGCCTTTAAGAGAATATATTCAAAATCAAGGAATGACAATAGCACAGTTCTTTGGACAAGGATTTAATAGTGGTCTTACTGAACAAATTCCAGAACTTAAAGCTGTTGTAGAAAAATTTGGTACATCTGCACCACAAGAACTTGAATCAATTCTTGAAATTGCATCACCATCAAGATGGGGCATTAGAATTGGTCAAATGTTTGGTAAGGGTGTTCAGGTAGGTGTTCAAGATGCAATCCCTGGACTTGAGGCTGCTGGAGAAGAAGCGGGAACAGCTTTGGCAACATCTACAGAAGAGGTTGTTGCAAGTCCAACAATAGGTTCTAAAATTAAAGGTCTGCTAACCAAAGAAGGTGGCGGAATGAATTTGGGCGGAAAGATGATGGCATCTTCTGCTATCATGACAATGGGCCCAATGCTAGCAAACCTTCTTCCAAAGGGAAGCAATATTCAAGGTATGGCTTCAGAAACAAGCACCATGGCTGGCATGGGAATGATGTTCGGTCCTTGGGGTGCAGCAGCAGGTGCTGCATTAGGTGTTGTAGTATCTGGTTTTGGCGATCTAATGAAAGCAGAAAGAGAACATCAAGCTACAGTTAAAGCATCATTTACTGAATCAGATGCTGCAATTAAAATGTTTGGTGGAACTGTAACATCAACAACAGTTCCAATTATTCACTTTGCACAGCAAGTTGAGTCTGCTGGAATTACCAGCAAAAAAGCTTTAACTCAAATTGAACAGATGTCTAATGCAATTGGACAATTAAGTTCTTCTGATCCAATGAAAAAAACAGCAGATTCAATTAAAGGTTATGGAGATAATGTTAAAGCAGTTGTAGGAACACTTAAACAATTTGCAGCAGCACAAGTAGCTTCTGGTATGGATCCAAAGGGTGTTCAGAATATGGTTGCAGCAATGCTTCAATATAGTGGACAAACACAATTTTTAGGTGCTGCATTAAAAGAAATTATTCCAGCAACACAAAATGTAGCAACAGCACAATCAACACTTATTAGTAAATTAGTTTCAGCAGAAGGAGCAACAAATGCTGAATATGAAGCAAATATGCTTTTGGGTGGGTCGTATAAAGATTTAGATGCAGGAAGTAAAAATCTTGCAGATGGATTATCAACAGTTGCAATGGGCATGTTTAGCACTACTGCAGATGCAACAGTATTGACTGCTACTGTAAAGAATTTAAATAATACTCAAGTTGATGCATATACAAGTGGAACACTTCTTGCTGCAAAACTTAAGGATATGGGCCAAACAGATCTAGCAAATAGACTTTTAGAAATAAATGGATATGTTAAAAATACTGGTATATCATTCTTATTGGCAACTGCACAAGCAGATGGGTTTGCAGCAAGTATTGATGAAATTAAATATGCAGCAAGCAACCCGCAAGCACTTGCTGAATTAACAGATCAAGCAACTAAGTTTGTAGCAGCATTTAATGCTGCAGCGTTAAAATCAGCAACAGATGCAGCTATTGCTTCAGCAAAAGCAATCAAAGCAGCACTAGGTACTGACGGTACTGGTACAACAAATACAGCAACTCCAACAGAGAAAAAAATAATGGATGCGTTGACAAAACGTATTGATGCTGAAGATAAAATAAATACATTGATGCAAAAACAAAACCAAGCTGCTAAAGATGCTCTTGATTATGCTACACAACAAACTGATGTACAAAATAAAATTAGACAAGCAATGGCAGGCGGAGATTATTTAACTGCTAATTTGCTACGTCAACAAATGGCATCAAATACAGATCAATATAACATGAATGTTATTTCTAATACCAATCAGCAAATTATTGATACTGGTAAGCAGATGGTTGCAGATGCTCAAGCAACAATTGCAAATAATGGAAGAGTAAGTGCTGCAGATCTTAAAGCAATGTCTCAGTATCAAACAGTCAATACCCTTGGTTCTTATAATCTTGGAACTATTTCAACACCCGCTGCAGTATCTTATGGAAGTGCTTCTCAAATGGGAACATCTCCAGCTGCTACCCCAGCAATTAATATTGTTATTAATGGAACAGATTTAACGCAATCACAACTTCAAGCTGCTGCACAAAATGCAGTAACAAATGCTCTTACACAAGCAGGAATTAAACGTGGAATGTCAGTAAGTACAACAAAGGTCGGGGGTGGTTGATAAATGCAACTACAAGCAGGAATACAAGTATCATTAGATCAAGTAACTTGGTATAAACTAACTGATCATAATCGCCAACCAATTAAAATTGCTTATGAAATTGTTGATAAAACTAATCGTATGGCAGACGGAACTTTAAGAAGATATGTTATTGCTAATAAGCATAAGATAAGTTCGTCCTGGAAAGATGTACCAAGCTTAACTACAAATGCAGTAGATTATGTTGTTGGAGATTCAACATCAGGAAAAGCTGGTGCTTGGATAAAGTCATTCTATGAAGCAAATGTTTTTAACCCAGTATATGTAAAACTTATTATAGCTGGAGAAACAAATCCTTCTGCAGATGCAATTCCAGATGACAGCACATATTATTCATCATTTAATGCACCCACCTCTTCAACAATATACACAACATACATAACTGCTTTTGATTATACCCCAACAAAAAGAAATGCTGGTGGCGGTAATCTTGGAACTGGTTACGACCTAGTAGACGTTACTATAGAATTTACGGAGGTATAATGCTAGGTACTTCTGTTGTAAAACAATACTTTTCATCAGGTACAGAGCATAAAGTAATTCCATCTGTTTCTGCTGAATGGAATTATAATTTGTTTTATGCCCCATATGCTACTTTTGCAGGTAATGGAAATGAGATTTCAACATCATGGACAAATCCATCAAGTTGGAGCACAACAAATTGTACCGCTACATATGATACTTCACTTGGCAGATCTGCAACAGCATACAATGATAAATCAGCGATTAAATTTACAACAACTGGACAACAAGGATCCGCAGTAATAACCTTATACCCAGCTGGCGGGGCATCAACAACTAATGCTTATAAAATTACTTTTTATGCAAAGACAGTTGAAAATGTTGAAGTTAATTTATCTGCATTGACTTACTTAGATAGTCATAGATCTTCTTCTTCTTCACAAACAATTGATGATACTGTATGGACAAAGTTTGAAGTTTACATGACTTCTCTTCCTACAGAAAATGCTTATAGTTCTTTTACCCTGACACTTGATTTTACTTCAAGAGATACTACAATGGCATCTCAAGTGCAATCAGCACCAAGTACTTATAATGTTCTTATTGATCAATTTACAATTTATCAAACTACTGAATTTGATTATCAATACGGAACTACTTGGCCTACAGCTTCACCATTTTATATTTTTAGACCAGGTGAATCATATGTCCCATCAGGAAATGCACTAACTCCTCTGCCAAGCAATTTTAGACAAATTAAAACACAGTTTAATAATTCTGGATATAACTGGAATAACCAGTTCATGCCTTGCAGTCCAGTAACATTTCACCCACACATTCTTGGCAGTGCTAATTCAAACCCAGTATTTAAAAATGGAATAGTTTCAGATTACACAACCTATAAGTATTTTGTTTCAGATGGTAATACAAACTCCATAGGTGCTTTTTATGATACTCTCCTTGCATCAAATAAGATAGTGTTAAAGTTTAATATTCAATATTTTACTCCAACAAGTATGACTATAAATCTTTATAATACTTCCACAAACTATAGCTATTCTTTAAATATAACTAATTCAGATATTAGCAGTGCAGGCGTATGTATTATTTATCTACAGCCCAACGGTTCTTGGGTAACAGCAAATAATGGCGGGGCTTGGACAACAATGCCTACATTTAATAATACAACTGGAGCAATTACTTTATCTCAAAATATTAATAAGATTGTTGTTACACAAAATTCAGCATCTATAAATCCAGCATATAGTAATCCTGCAAGCGATATTACTTCAAATACCATGAATGGCGTTAGCTATCCAGGAAGATATTCTCAATATCAAGCTGATATGACAAGACTTCAGGTAATTGAAATATCACCTAGAATTGAATTAGATTTATCAGGTTTTCTTGTTGATGTTGATACAAAAGTAGAATTAGACAATAAGCAAAGTCCTCTACCAATATCCGCCATATCTGCTAATAACGCTACAATTCATCTTACAACAATTCCTTTGTCAGTAAGTAATTCTCCCCTAAGCATTTTTTCAAATAACTCTTCAAGTTCCCCGCTTGCTGGACTATTTAAACAAAATGTTAAAATAATTATTAATTATATTGTTAAAGATAATCTTTCTTCTATCTCTTCACAATATAGCTTAACTTCGCCAACCAGCACTGACTATGTTGTATCGGGTGGAGTTTATTATTCAGATACATGGACAGCACAAGATCTTGAAGTAATAGAAGTAGTTGCTTATGATATAACAAAATATCTACAGTTGATATCTCCAACAGACTATGTATCTCAATCTCAAGATGTATTTAAAATAATTAGTAATATTTTAGACTTTGCTGGATTTACAGACTATGATTATGACAGCCTTAGAAAAGTTACTTTAAGCCAAAATACATTGGTTGATGGAACAGTATTAACAAACAAACAGCCCATGGAATCTTCTTTCTATTATACAGACGGGTTGCAGCAAAAAGTCTTTGACGTACTAAGAGAACTATTTGAAGTTTATCAAATTGGAGCATATATAAATTCATATGGAGTAATGGAATTCTTGAGCTTAGATAATATTCTTGGCAATACAACTCCAAACCTTTTAGTTCATAATGGATCAACACCAGTTGCAATAACTGCTCCAACATATACTGATAATTTAACAGTAACATCAAATATTACTGAAGATACATATGTGGAAACAATTAAGTCTAAAATTGGAAAAGCCACATTAAAATATAAGATACCACAAATTAATAAAACTTTTGATATACAAGGACTTGCTAATACTCAAAATCTTTCAACAACATTAATTGATAAAAATGATATCTTGTGGCAACCAGATAAAGATTCAGCAGTACCATTTAACTTTTTAAATCAATCAATCAGCACATATTCTCAAAATTATTTTTATCTAAATCCACAAGATTTGCTAAGTCCGTTTACTCAGTTCCCGCTGGACCAAGACGGTTATGCAATTATTGAAGGTGAAATAGTAACTTTTAGCGATAAAGAATTTAATTTTAGTATTACAAATTCAAGTGGTGTTACCTCTAACTATACAGCAATTATAGGAAATCAATCTGATTTGCAAACAGCTGTATCAGATTTCTCTGCTAGGGCGGGTTTGAGTGGAAATGTTACATATACTCCAACAGGAAAAATTGCTAATATCCAAAGAGGAATGTTTAATACTCCAGTAAGAACACATAATGTAATTTCTAATACGAATGCTTCAACAGACCCAAATTCAGTATATTCAAGAATGCAAGTTTATTCAGGACTTAACCCTGCAGTTGTAGATAATAAAATCTTAATGCAAGCTTCTCAAATTGGAGTTAAAAGCATTTTGGTTCCTTTAGATGATACAAGTTCTTCACAGACATTAAGTTTAAATGATGGATCAAGCACTGGATCAACTTCTCTTGCATACAATACTTTTTCTTGTAAGATGGGAATAGGACCATTATCAGGAACTAATTTTCAAGATGGAGTGGGTGGCGGATTAGTATTTAATCTTGGCGGGAATCCAGTTTATGTTGAAATTAGATTTGATATGACAAATTCAACAACAATAGTAAATAAGAAAAAGGTTACTGTAAAGGTTCCACAGTATAGGCTTTATGTTTATAATAGCTCTGGCACATTGCTAGGACCAGATAAAGCACCACAACCTTACTATGTTATTAATCAAACATTGCTTAATGATTCAGCTGCTTATCCAGAAGATTCTCCTTTTGCAGAATTTGCAAAGACTGTTCATCTAAAATTTGTTGCTTTGCCTTCAAGAAATAATTTTAATAAATCATTTAAAATTTATTTAAATAAAGAAGAACTTGCTATTCAAACAAAAACCATTACTCTGGATACTACAGGACAATATGGAATTTTTACACACACAACAAACCAATCATCGGGAACAACTGGAAGTATACCTTTTACAGAATTGTATGCAACACAGACTGCTTTATCAGATGCTGGAATATGGTATCACTGGGAAATGCCAAGTTTTGCAAATACTCTTGCTTCAAAGCAAAAAGTATTTGAATTAAATTATATGATGCAGACAAGACCAGAGGTTATTGGTATAAGTTATTTTGATGTGCAATATCAGCTTGCACCCGCTATTAATGCTTATCCAGTACCTTCACCTTATTCTTGGTATTACTATACCAGTCCTACTGGTTCTACAACAACAATTACAAATACAAGTAGTGGCACTGTAGAAGTTCTTGAAAACATAAATGTACAAGAAAATTCTTTGTCATATTCAAATATTTATAATTCAGGTTTTAGGGGAAGAATGGCTATTATTAATAGCTCACCATCTTCTATTTGGATTAAAAAAACGGCGGATCAGGTAAACCCTATTGAAGTTAACTTCTTGGTAAATACAAATAACTTGGTTACATTAAGTAGTGAAATATCTATTGAAAAGATATTTGATCCAGCAAACATATCTCAAAGTATAGAAATCACCTCAAATTGGGTACAATCAGATAATGCAGCCTTAGGCATCTTGAAAAATATATTTAGGGCAAATGACGGATTTAGTCGTGATACAGAAATATCAATTTATGGAAACCCCTTGCTTGAAATAGGAGATGTGGTTAATGTTAACTATAGCCTAAAAAATATAGTAAATAAAAAATACTTTGTGCAGGGTATTGAACAAAACTTTACTCAAGGACTTTTAACTACTTTAACATTAAACGAGCTGCCAACCAGCTAAATGATATAATAAGAAAGGAGGAAATATGACTATATCAAGAAGTAATAGAATACCGTCAAGCGTACCATTAACAGTACAAAGACGGCATCCGCTATATATTTCCTCTACAGATCCAAGAAACAATAGTAAGTTTATTCTTCAGTATCCTGGAGAAGTAGTAGTATTATCTCCAGCAGATTATATAAAATATATTACAGCAGGATCAGTAATACCATATTCAGATGATTCAAATCTTGATAACTCCAATCCTGGTCAAACTGTATCAACTCTTCATCCTCCAACAAATTTGTATTGGAATCCAACTGACCCCAATGCATTATCAGTAGAAACATCAAGCTCTGGTAGTACACCATTGCTTGATATCACAATAACTTTTGATCCATCTGTTGATGATATTACAACGGATGGTGCAATTACATATGAGTTTGTTGCAACTCCTTCTGCTGCATCAACAGTACAAAATTCAGCAGCTACGGGCGGTACAACAAGTACAAATTCTTCAAATACAAGTATAACTTCTACTTCTACCTTAACTCCAATATCATCATCTACAATATCTACTGTAATAAAAACTTCTTCGCAAATTCAACTTAAGTGGAAAGCAGTAAGTGGAAATGGTATGACAAATTATGAAGTTACTGTAACAGGTGCAAATTTGCCAGGGGCTTCAGGACAAACAAAAAAAGTTTATTACAGCGGATCAGATCAATCAGGCGGTTATCATTTCTTTAGTTTGACGCCAACATCTGGAGTTTTTCACGGAGCATATAATTTTTCAATAGCAGTTCAATATGGAAGTAATGGATTATCTAAGGGGGTAACATATAATGGACACGTTACAATTTAAGGGAACCTATGTTTTTAGCCAAAATGGTAAAGAAATAGGAAGATCAGATAATCTTATTACTACTAATGGTAGAAAAGTTTTGTTGCAATACCTATCGGGTACCAGAAGTGATTGGGCTGCAGATATGTGCATAGGTGCATTAAACACCTCTGTTAATGCCCTAGATGTTGGTTTAAATTATGAAACAGGTAGATTTCCAGTTACTTTAAAAACATATCAGTCTGCAACTACTACAAATCCAGATTTGATTATAGTTAGAGCTACATTACCAGCAAGTCTTTATGCTAATATTTATGAGATTGGATTGTATCCAGAATCAAAAGTAACAAATGTTGCAAGTAGAAGTAATAATATAATTACTGATTTTTCAGATCTAACCAACTGGGTTGCTGGTATATCTGATAATACTCAAAGCATTACAAATCAGGGAACAGTTTTTATTACTGGTTATATTGCTCAAGGTACAGCTTCTCCAAGAATTGGCGGGTTTTCAGTAGATATCAGCCCTAATACTACATATCAAAACAATACGTTCAATATAAACTTCCTAGGTTATTCAGCAGTTGATACGCTAGATCTTTTAGTATACAATACAGTTGCTGGTAATTTAACATTAACACTTCAAGATTCTGTTGGTAATTCATATGTATTTAATTACACATTAACAACAAATACAGGATATCAATCTATAAGTGCAAATTTTCCCTCAAATATTTTCTTCACAAATCAAATATCATCTATAACCATTACTACAGATACAACTGCTGCCCTAACTTTGGATGCTATTAAAGCATCTGTAACACAAGAATTAACTTCTGAAGACTATATAATTAGTAAATCTTTGTTATCAAATCCAATAGCAAAGATATATGGCACACCTTTAGATATAGATTACTACGTACAGGTTTTGTAAGGGAGATATAAATGGCTGTAGGCTCAATAACAAACATAAGCATATCTGCTTATTCAACATACATTAATGTATCGTTTGCTAAACCTGCCAATACTACAAAATTCCTTGTAACCTTAATTGATCCAAATACTGGATATACATTTTATTCTAATTACTTTTCATCAGGAGATGCAACTGGAAATACAGTTACTTGTAAAGTAACGGGTGTAATTGCTGGAAATAGTTATATTGTTTATGTAACACCTTATAACGGAACAACTGCAGGAACTCAAAAACAATATTTAAATTCTGGAACAACTAACTTAGTCAAAGTTCCACTATCAACCACATCTTCACAATCTTCATCAACATTTAGTTCATCTGGACCAACAACAGGTGCAACTGGCA